TACCTGGTTTCTCTATGACAATGAAGACAAGACCATTAGTAGTTGCTAAAATAGAAGAATATTTTAGAGAAAAGTCAATTATAATAAATTCAAGTAGATTATTGGATGAGTTGTTTGTATTTATATATAACAACCAAAGAGCCGAGGCGATGAAGGGATACAATGATGATTTAGTAATGTCACTTGGTATTTGTCTATGGATACGTGATACTGCATTACGTTTACGTGCTGAAGGAATCACACTACAAAAAAAGTCAATGGAATATTTTAATAAAAATCAACCAATTTATACACCTAAACCATCTATGTTCCAAGAACAATGGCAAGTAGATACAGGTAAAGAAAAAGAAGATATAACTTGGTTAATAAAGTAAGAGGATAAAATGGCAGATAAAACATTATTTGGAAGACTAAGAAGACTATTCAGTACAAATGTTATTGTACGAAATGTTGGTGGTCGCCAATTAAAAATAGCTGACACCGAAAAGTTACAAGGATATTATAAGAAAAGTTTAACCGATAGATTCACACGATTGTATCAGAACTCAAAGGGTTCAGGATATGGTCTAATGGATTCTACCTATAAACAGGCTGAGAGGTTAGGTCTATTCAGAGATTACGAGACTATGGATTCAG